AGGTTGCACGCGACCGCGCAACGGCGAGCCGAGCGACGGCGAGAGGAAGGGCAGCGGGTATGACCGAGTCATGTTGTTGTTGCGGCGAGACGTTCGGGCACGAGGGTTACGTCGTCATAACCCAATGCCTACCCGCCGCGCTCGGCGTCGGGCATTGCGGCGACGAGGCGCACCCGTGCCCGGCCGGGTACTCGTGGTGCTGCAAGGCGCGCGAGGTGACGCCATGACGCGACGACCAGGGCGCGACCCTGACCAAGCCGGGCTCTTTGACGTGCCCGACGTGCCGCCCGTCAAGCCCGGCCGTCGCCTGCCGACCAACCCGGCCCGCGTCGTATGGGCCAAGTATCGGCCGGTCAATCCGGTGAAGTGCGACGATTGCATGCATGCCCTCGCCATGGCGCAGGGCAAGGCGCCCGCCTCGAGGCAAGCCAAGTTCAAGCGCACGCAAGGCGGCGAGGTACTGCTCGTGTGCTATTGGCATGCGCAGGTGCGGCGCGAGGAAGATGGAATGTCGGCGCTCGATAAGTGAATGCGACACGCCGGGCAATACCTATCTTCACCACATGCCGTTAGGCATCGTGTTACATCCTTACCGCGGCATTCGGCGACCCCTCATACGGGGTCGCCTTTGCGTTTCCGGGGGTATCAAGTGAACCAACGCCGTAATGATTGGCCCAAGATATTTACTTGGCTCATGGTCGTGAGCGCCTGCCTCGTCGTGTGGTGGGTCCTGTTTATCGTCATGCTTGCTCTTATCGCACGCGGTTAGGCGTGGTGATTCCCCGATGCCCGAACGTGCAGACGGCCGCGCAATGTACGGCACCGTGCACCGCGACGAGCGCGCACGATGGGCGCCGGTCGTCGCTCGAGGTCAGGCATGGTGCGCCGAGGTGGAGTGCGTCATGCCCTCGAGGTGGATAGCACCCGGCTCACGATGGGACCTGGCACACGGCGACACGCCCGACACGTACCGCGGACCCGCTCACCCCCGCTGTAACCGGCGAGAGGGCGCGATACGCGGCAACCGCGCACGCGTACCGCGTCGCGTCACGCGTTGGGCTATCTAGGCCGGGGGCGGGGGGTACCCGGGCGGCGTCTCCCGCCCCCCCCGGTATCCGTGTGGTGTAACGGCAGCATGCCGCCCGGCTCGTCCTAGGTAACGGGTCGGGGTTGCGGCGATGCGGGTTCGACCCCCGCCGCGGGTACCGGAATGTCCGTTTTGGGGGGGTAGGTCGCATTTCTCCCGCCGAGGCGTATCACCCCGGCCCCGCAAAATAACTCTCCCGCTCAATGGGGGGGCAGTGGGTATCCGGCCCCGCCCGACCCCCGCCAAGCCGTTAGAGGGCCGTTTACGGGCTCGTGAGAGGGCATCTAGCCATGGTCGCCGACCCCTATTGGTACCGGGCGCAGGTAACCCGGGTTGTCGACGCCGACACCCTCGAGGTGGCCGTCGATGTGGGCTTTCGGCTCACGGCGACGATGCCCCTGCGCATCGCCCACGTTGACGCGCCCGAAAGCCGCACGACACAGGGCAAGGCGGCAACCGCCTTTGTCGCCGCCCTGCTCGGCGCCCTCCCGGCGTCGGTGCTCGTGCACACGTTCAAGCCCATTGACAAATACGGCCGGTACCTCGCCGACGTATACGCGGGCGACAAGTCAATCGCTATCGAGTTGCTACGGGCCGGGCTCGCCGTGCCATATGAGGGAGGGGCCAAGGCGTGAGCGGTGCGGACTACACGATGCGGCTCGAAATGCACCACGGTTATTCGGTGCTGCACAAGCGGTACGACCCGACCGATACCCGGCTCGGTCGCCATGTGCGCCACGATTCCCGCTCGCTCGAGTACCTGGCACCCTCGAGCACCCGGCGCACCCTCGTCTCGGTACGCCATGAGAGCCGCATTCCTACGCTCGACCAGGGGCAACTAGGGTCGTGCACCGGCAACGCCGCGACTAAGTGCCTGTCATACGCGCCGCTATGGTCCGACCTTGCGGCACAGTCGCTCGGCGCCGACGAGGCGACCGACGAGGCTTTCGCCGTCAAGGTCTATTCGGCGGCGACCGCCCTTGACGATTACGCCGGGCAGTACCCGCCGACCGACACGGGCAGCGACGGGCTTTCGGTCGCTAAGGTGCTCACGGCCGCGGGGCTTATCTCCGGGTACCGGCACGCGACCTCGCTTGCCGCCGTCGTGACGGCGCTACAGACGCAACCGGTAATCGTCGGCACCGAATGGCGCGCCGATATGTTCGACCCTGACTCGAGCGGGCGCCTGCGCGTTACCGGCGCCGTTGAGGGCGGGCACGAGTACGTGCTAGACGAGGTCGACATTGCCAATCAGCGCCTTTGGATGCAAAACAGTTGGGGCGACGGTTGGGGCGACACCGGCCGGGCGTGGTTCACGTTCGCCGATTTCGCGGCACTGCTCAAGGCCGACGGCGATTGCACCGTGTTTACGCCGAGCACGCAAGCGCCGCCTACCCCGGCCCCGCCGACGCCGACCGACCCGACTGACCTTTTCGTGCAGCAGGCGCACGCATGGCTCGCCTTGCGGCACACCTCCAAGCCCAATGCGCTCTTTGTGCAGCAGGTAACCGCCTACTTGGACGCGCTTGGGAGGGCGCCCGAGTAATGGCGCGCGCAGGCTCTCACCTCGCCGAGTTCATTATCCGCGAATGTGAGTTAGGCAAGCGTGCCGCGGTGCTATTCGGTAATGAGGCCGAGGGTTGGGGGCCATGGATTGACACGTCACGCATGTTCGCCATTTCGGTTGACGGCGTGCACGTGCATTCGGATTGGTTGCCCAACCCGCACAAGCCCGGCACTAAGGCACGGATACCGGAACAGCGCCGCCCGAGTGATTGACAGGTGAGGCATGGGGCCAATCGAAACGCAAGTGCGGGCCGACGTGGACGCACTAGTAACGGCGCATCCCATGGGCGAATCGCTCGCCGAAATGGCATTTACGCTCGCCCGCACCTTAGACGAGGGCGCGGGGCTCGCCGTCGCCGCCGTCAACCGCGAGTTGCGAGCGAACCTAATAGAGATTTCGCGGTTGGGGGTTGACGATGACGATTTCGATATTGCCCTCTCAACGCCTGACCTGCCCCCCACGTTGGGGGACCAAGAGAACACCGACTAGGCCGACGCTCGGCCCGGCGCTCGGCATGTGCGCCGCCCTGCTCGGTAAGCCGCTCATGGAATGGCAACAGTACGTTGCCGACGTAATCCTCGAGATTGACCCTGACACGGGGCAACTCGCATACGACGAGTGGATATTGGGCGTCCCCCGGCAATCGGGCAAGAGTACGTTTATCCTCGCCAAGTCAACGCACCGCGCATCGGCAACCGCCTTTTTCGGCGCCCGGCAAAGGATCGTCTACACCGCTCAGTCGCGGCTCAAAGCCCGCGAGAAGTGGGAAGAGGATTTCGTGGGCGACCTCGAGCAGGCGCCCCGCTTCCGCGGCAAGTTCACGGTTCACAAGGGCAACGGCAATGAACACATACGCTTTGCCAATGGCTCGAGGGTCGGCATTGAGTCGAATACCGAAAAGGCCGGGCACGGCGGCACGCTTGACGAGTCATACATTGACGAGGCTTTCGCGCAGGTCGACAACCGCCTAGAGCAGGCTTTCGGCCCCGCCATGATTACCCGGGCCAATAAGCAACTAGGCGTCGTGTCGACAGCCGGTTGGGCTAACGGGTCGCCCTACCTGTGGGGCAAGGTCGCCATGGGGCGGCAACTCGTCAATGACGACGTGCGCACCGGTACCGCCTATTTCGAGTGGAGTGCGCCCGAGGATGCCGACCCCGGCGACGAGGCGGTTTGGTTGGCGTGTATGCCTGCCGTGCACCGGCCCGAGTGCCTGCCAGGATGCCGCGCCCACACAATCACCCTCACCGCCATTCGAGCCGAGTACGCCAAGGCCAAGCGGTCGGGCAAGGTATCCGATTTCCGGCGCGCCTACCTCAACCAATGGGTGACCAAGCCGCGCCAAGGTGAAGAGACGGCCGTCGGCAACTGGCACGCCTGCCAAGCCGACCTCGAGACGTTGCCGCCCATTGTCGCTATCGGGGTGGCCGTCTCCCATGACCGCGACGCGGCGAGTATCGGCGGTTGCGGGGTATTTGACGACGGCCGCAGGGTTGTCGCCCCAATCACCCGTCGACCCGAAACGGGTTGGCTAGTTGACGAGGTCGCCCGCATTCAGTACCAACACGGGTGCGCCGTCGTCCTAGACGAGAAGGGGCCGGGCGGGTACCTCATAGAGGATTTGGAGCGGGCAGGCGTCAACGTCACTCGCGCCCGCCTCGAGGATTACATAACCGCGTGCGCCGATTTCACCGACGCAGTGCGCGACCGCCGCCTAGTTCACCCCGGCGATAAGGACCTAGACGACGCCGTGCAGGGCGCACGGTGGCGCCCCGTAGGCGACCGGCGAGTGTTCGGCCGCAAGGCGAGCGAAACAGACGTGTCGCTACTCGAGGCGGTCACCCTCGCCATGTGGGGCGCCGAGTCGGGGCCGTCAATCTACGAGGGGCGAGGGTTGCTAGTCCTGTGAACCGTACCGACCGCATCGTGCGCGGCCTATTGCGCGAAACATTCCTCATCACGACCAAGGCAGGGCAAACATGGGAAGGGGTCCTAATGCAGGCCGACCCGTCAACCCTCATGCTCTTTGACGCGGCAATGATTCACCCCGACGGCAACCGCACGCGCGCCGACGGGTCGGTTTTCCTGCCCCGCGCCGACGTTGCGTATATGCAGCGGGTCTAGGGGTTCGCTGTGATTGTGAGCGGCGGCAACCTCGCCCCGACGACATTCGGCGACGCGCGACCGGCGTACGGCGAGACGTACTATTACCCGCACGACGGGCTAAGCCTGACCAACGCCTTTGCGTCGTACGGGGCCGTGTACCGGGCGCAGGTGTGGGTGCACACGCTCGTCAATAAACTCGCTTACGGCACGGCTCGCCTGCCCCTCAAGTGCTACTCGAGGGGCAGCGACGACGCCCGCACAGAGGCGCGAGACACGCCGTTTGCCCGCTTGCTACGTAAGCCCAACCCGCGCCATGACCCGTTCTTTTTCTGGCTTTGGACCGCCTCAACCTTTGAGGTGTACGGCGAGGCGCTTTGGATCAAGGTACGGCCGCGACCTGGCGCCGCCCCGTCGCAGTTGTGGCCCATGCACCCGGCGAACGTCGTCACGCGGCGCGACAAAGACGGCACGTTGATTTACCGCTACGCGTACGGCGGTCGCACCGACTCGTTTCTAGAGTGGGCCGTTGACGACGTTGTGCATTTCAAGTCTTATAACCCCGACGATCAGGTGCGCGGGCTCTCCCGCCTCGAGCCGCTACGGCAAACGATCCTCAATGAGGATGCCGCCCGACGCGCCGCCGCCGCCATGTGGTCTAACGGCGGTCGCCCGTCAATGATCCTCGAGCATCCCAAGTTGCTTAGCGACGCCGCCGAAAAGCGGTTGCAGGCGCAAATGAATGCCCTACACGCCGGGGTCGACAACTGGGGCAAGATTGCCATTCTCGAGGAAGGTATGAAGCCGACCCCGTTCCCGCTCGACGCCGAGGCAATGCAATATATCGAGTCGCGCAAGGTGAGCCGCGAGGAAGCATGCGGGGTCTATGACGTGCCCCCGCCCGTCGTGCACATTCTCGACCACGCGACGTTTTCCAATATCACCGAGCAAATGCGCAGTATGTACCGCGACACCATGGCGCCCCGGCTCGCCCTTTATGAGTCGGTCATGGATGCGCAGTTGCGCCCCGATTTCGACCCGCAAGGCTCGCTCTATGCCGAGTTCCTGCTCGATGAGGTGTTGCGCGGCGCGTTCGAGCAGCGCGCCGAGGCGAACCAAGCGGCCGTGTTTTCCGGGCAGCGCACGCCTAATGAGGTGCGGCGACAGGACAACCTCCCGCCGCTCGAGGGCGGCGACCGGCTCTATATCAACGCCGGGGCTATCCCCCTCGAGGCGGCAAGCGAAAAGACAAACCCCATGCCCGTCGCGCCCTCGAGCAGTGCGCCCGCCATTGCCGCCCGCGCGCAGGTCGACCCGTGCGGCATGTGCGGCGCCGAGCCGCAGGCGTCGGCGAATGGCTTATGTCGCTCGTGTTCGGGGCGCGTTGGCGCGGCACTCCAAAAGGCACACGAAAGGTAAGGCACTGTGACCCGTCGATTTTGGGGCAAGGCAACGCCCAAGCCGCTAGCGAATGGTAAGTGCCTCGCCCTCGCACTGCCCCGCACCGACGCCGAGGCGACCACGGCGACTATCCGCATGTATGGCCCCATTGACTCGTACGGCGGCGTGTGGGGCGTCTCGGCCGCAGAGGTGTCCGACGCTCTCGACGCCCTGCCCGAGTCGATCAATCACATTCAGTTGCGCGTCAACTCGCCGGGCGGCGAGGGGTTCGAGGGGCTAGCGATTCTCAACATGCTACGGGCGCACCCGGCGACGGTTACCGCCGTTGTCGACGGGCTCGCGGCGTCTGCTGCCTCATTTATCGTCACCGGTTGCGACAACGTCGTTATGTCGCCGGGAACGCAGATGATGATTCACGACGCATGGGGGCTCGCTATCGGCAACCCCGCCGAAATGCGCGCCGCCGCGACGTTCCTCGACTCAGTCTCTAACGGCATCGCCGAGATTTACGCCGAGGCGGCGGGCGGCAACGTCGCCGATTGGCGCGCCCTCATGGGCGCCGAGACTTGGTACACCGCGCAGGAAGCGGTTAGCGCCGGGCTCGCCAACGCCGTTGACGTGGTGCCCGACAAGGGCGTCACCTCCACCGCGGGCGCCGAGCCCGCCGAGCCCGCCGCGCAGGCCGATCCTTTCGAGGATCGGTTCGACCTGTCTATGTACGCCTACGCCGGGCGCGAGCACGCGCCCGACCCCGTGCCGGTGGCAGTAGTCGCCGAGGGCACGACCCCTGACGTTGACACAGCATCGCCCGCCGACCTGACCGCCGAGGATGCCGCCGCTAACGCGACCGCACCCGACGCCGCCGAGTCGACCGACGACGCCGAGGCATTGCTCGCCCTGGCAAGTGTTACCGAGAGCGCGGCCGTTTTCGCGTTCGGCGTCTAAGCAACGCCAACCCTCTAAACAAACCAACTCACCCCGAAAGGGTTATTAGTCATGCCTACAATCAAGGCACTTGCAGAGCAGGGCCGCGCTCTCGCCGAGCAGCAGAAGGCCCTCGTTTTGGACGAGTCGCGCGCGTGGTCCGAGAAGCGCGAGGAATATAACGCCCGCGACGCCGATATCAAGGCCGTTATGGAGCAGTATAACGCTCAGAGGGCCGTTGACGGCGACCCGTTCGCGGGCGAGAGCGGCACTGCCAACACCCCCGCGGTTGCGACCCGTCGCACCGTCGGCGAGCAGTTTGTCGACGCCCTGCGCTCGCAGGCGCCCAACGCGGGGCCGGGCGTGCGTATTAGCGCCGCGACCGAGGCTAAGTTTTCCATGGCGACGATTACCGAGGCGGGCGGCGGCGTCGGCGGCGTCGTGCCGCAGTACCTCCCGGGTGGCCCGCTGCCCCTGCTCTTCCGGCGCCTGACCGTTTCCGACCTGCTGCCGCAGGGGTCGACCACGTCGGCATCGCTCATTTACGTGCAGGAGACGGCGGTCACTAACGCCGCCGCGACTGTCGCCGAGGGCGCGTCTAAGCCTCAGTCAGACCTCACCCTCGCGCAGGTTACTGAGGTTGTGCGCAAGATTGCGACCACGGCCAAGATTTCCGACGAGATGATCAATGACGTTGGCTACATTCAGTCTTACGTCAACGGCCGTCTCGTGCTCTTTGTGCAGTTGGCCGAAGAGGATCAGTTGCTCAACGGCAACGGCACCGCGCCTAACCTGCGCGGCATCCTCAACCGCACCGGTCTGACCGCCGCGCAGGCGGTTGCGACAGACACGCGGGTTGACGCCATTTTCAAGGAAGTGACCAAGATTCGCACGGGCGCTTTCCTCGAGCCCGACGCAATCGTGCTGCACCCGACGGATTGGCAGAGTATCCGTCTGCTCAAGGACTCCAATGGGCAGTATTACGGCGGCGGGCCGTTCGGCTTTGCGTCGTACGGTGAAGGGCCGCAGTCGGCGGGCGACACGTCCAACCTTGCCGGTGGGTCTGACACGCTTTGGGGTCTGCGCGTCGTCGTCACCCCCGCCATTTCGCAGGGTACCTGCCTCGTCGGGGCGTTCGCCCTTTCGGCGCAGGTGTACCGGCGCGACGGTCTGCGCGTTGAGGCGACCAACTCCAATGAGGATGATTTCCTGCGCAACCTCATCGCTATTCGCGTTGAGGAGCGGCTTGGGCTCGCGGTGTACCGCCCGGCCGGTTTCGGCACCGTCACCGGTCTGTAAGTAGTCGGCGAGCGGGAAGGGCACCTAATGACCACCGTTAGCGGGTTCTCTTCCCGCTCGTCTGTCACCCGTATTAGGCAGTTACCTCAAAGGGATGATTTCGCTATGACTATGGACGAGCCCGGTTGGAGCAATAGCGCCCCGGCCGATAACGCACCCGACGACGTACACCCCGACGTTGACCCCCCGGCCGAGGTTGAGCCGG